TTTCGACGAGAGATCGAGGCGAGGATCAACATCAAACTCCCTGAACCCCCGTCGTTCGGCTCGATGCAACCGAGTGCGTTGCTCACCAGCGACTACTTCTTTGCGTGACGCTTCCAGAAACGGAAGCAATAGAAAGGACAGCGACATGGCAAAGCGTGTTTACCCGAGGTGGACAACTCCAGCAGGCGTAGCGGTCTACCCCAAGCTGGTCGAGCCTTCGACCAAGTTCTCTCCCGAGGGGACGTTTGAACTGACTCTCCGCTACGAGGATGAGTCGCTGGCGAAGCAGGTCACGGCGAAGATTCGCGAGTTCGCGAAGGCATCCTACGAGTTCCACTGCAAGGATCAGGGCAAGCCGAAGCTCAAGGTTGCTCCGTTCCCTCTCGGTGAGACCGAGGACGGCAAGCTGCTTCTCAAGACGAAGCTCAAGCACAAGATCACTCGCAAGGATGGATCGACGTTTGAGCAGCGGCCAGCGATCTTCGACTCGCGGGGCAACGTGCTGAAGGGTGATGCGATTCCTCGCATCGGTGGCGGCAGCATCGTCAAGGCGTGCGTCGAGGTGTTCGATTACTACACCGCCTCGATTGGTGCAGGCATCAGCCTCCGCCTCCGTGGCGTCCAACTCATCACGCTCGTGGAGTATGGCGATGGCGGTGATGCCTCGTCGATGGGATTCACTGCCGAAGAGGAGGGTTACGTTGCAGGAGGCGAAGCGTTCGACCTCGACGAAGGAACCCAAGCCACCGCAACCGTCGCCAAGGTTGATGAAGACGAAGAAATCCCCTTCTAAGAGGCCCAACAACAGACAGCGAGGCAAGCGTGGCGAACGAGAAGCCCGTGATGCAGTGCGTACGCATTGGCACTCAACCTCCTGCATCCGTGCGGGTCAGGCGAATGGTGCCTACTCGGCTGATCTCCTCTACTGCGACCCCAACGAGTCGCTCCATGTCGAGGTCAAGCTCCGACGCAAACTCGCCGTCAGTCACTTTCTCTCTCAGGCAATTCGGGACTGCAAGGAGGCGGTCCCGGTTGTCCTGATGCGGGAGGACAGTGGTGAGTGGTTGGTCATGTTCCGGTGCAGCGACACCGCGAGATTCGTGAATGCACTCCGACAGCAGATTCCTGCGGCATGAACCATGCAGAGCATGTGGCAGCAAGGACAACCTCGCTCGCTACGACGATGGGCATGGGTTCTGCTTCGGGTGTGGTCACTATGAAAGGGCGGAGCAAATGGCGGAAGCAGCAGCAGTCGAGACGTCGACAGGATGCGCCGAGGTCGGCGGCTCCTACAGAGCGATCGACAAACGAGGACTCACGGAGGAGTCATGCAGAAAGTTCGACTACAGAGTCGGGCGGATCGACGGGCAACTCGCTCAAATAGCGGTCTACCGGGACGCCTCTGGTACTGTCTGCGGACACCACCTGAGATTCGCGGACAAGCGGTTCCGGTGGATTGGAGATGCGAGGCGTGCCGTGCTTTGGGGGAGGCACCTGTGGACTCCCTCACCGAACATCAAGGTGGTCATCACCGAGGGCGAGATCGACGCGATGACGGTCTCGCAGTTGATGGATCACAAGTGGCCCGTCGTGAGCTTGCCAAACGGGGCCAACTCCGCTGCATCAGCCGTCGCCGCTTCAAGTGACTGGCTAGAACAGTTCGAGTCGGTGGTCTTGATGTTCGACTCGGACGAACCGGGTCAGAAGGCAGCGAAGGAAGCGGCTGCTTTGCTATCGCCGGGCAAGGCGAAGATCGCTTCGCTCCCGATGAAGGACGCGAACGAGTGCCTCCTCGCTGGCAAGGGAGCCGAGGTCATCACGGCGTTCTGGAGAGCGACTCCATATCGCCCTGATGGAATCGTTCCGGGGACTGAACTCTGGGATGTCATCATCCGTGACGATGACCGCGAGGGTCTGCCGTATCCGTGGCAGGCTCTCCAGTCGATGACTCACGGTCTCCGCAAGTCCGAGTTGGTGGTCATCACCGCTGGCACCGGCATCGGCAAGAGCCTCGTCGTTCGTGAGATCGGATACCACCTGATCCAGCAGGGTGAGACGATCGGATACATCGCTCTGGAGGAATCCACGAAGCGAACTGCTCTCGGCCTGATGTCGTGCCACCTGAACCGAAGGCTTCATGTCGAGAAGGCCGAGGAGCATGAACTCCGACAAGCCTTCGATGCCACGGTCGGGAGCGGTAGGGTCTACCTCTACGACCACTTCGGCTCCCTCGAATCCGACAACCTCCTCAGCAAGATCCGCTTCATGTCTCGCGGCATGGGCTGCGGCTGGATCATCCTCGACCACATCTCGATCGTGGTCAGTGGCATGGAGGGTGGAGACGAGCGACGAGTCATCGACCAGACGATGACGAAGCTCCGGTCTCTGACTCAGGAGTTGGGCATCGGGATGCTGGTGGTCAGCCACCTGCGCAGACCGGAGGGCAGGGGGCATGAGGAGGGAGCAGCGACCAGCCTCGCTCAACTCCGTGGCTCCGCTGCGATCGGTCAACTCTCAGACATCGTGGTCGGTCTGGAGCGTGACCAGCAGTCTGAGGACGAGAGAGACATCACTGCCGTCAGGGTTCTCAAGAACCGCTACACCGGAGAGACCGGCTTGGCGGGTCATCTCCTCTACGACCAGCGCACGGGTCGGTTGAGGGATCAAGACACCGTGCGATTCGGAAGCGTCGAAGACAATGGTGCAGAAATCCCATTCTGAAGAAGAGGACAAGGCGTGTGTCCTCGCAACACTGTTCGATGTGTGCAGCAGGGGCGACACGTTGAGTCTCTTCCTCTACAAGATGCTCGGTCGCATCGCTCAGAACGAGGTCAAGATCGAGAAGCTGGAGCGTGAGGTTGAGAGGCTTCGCAATGACGAATCCTTCCACTAACGAAAACGATCCGGTCTGTCCCGAGTGCGGCAACGACATATGCAGCGAGGGTCTGCCCCACTACTGGGACTGCATGGAAGCACTAGAAAGGGAACCAATGGAAACAGTGGACTGGGAGCAGACGGCGAAGGACGCGATTGCTGCCCTGAATGCCAAGATGCAGAAGCACAAGGAGCTTCTGGACACTCACATCCGCAACGAGGACGAGTTGCTTCGGTTGCGGGAGAGGATGCGTCACCTCGTCGCCATCGTCGAGGAGACCACCTACTACATGGCGGCGATCGATGACAAGGAGTTCGACCGTGCCGACTCCATCCGGTGCGATCTCGACACGATGTACATCGCTGCCCTGAAGGCCGGTGCTGTGCCTCGCTATGCCCTCGCAAGGATCGGGGGTGTCACGGAATGAACCTGATCTTCGACATCGAGACGGACGGCCTCGACGCCACCAAGATCCACTGCATCGCCGTGCGGAATGCCGAGACAGGTGAGAGTCGAGTTTTCTCACCCGAGAACTTGACGGAAGGGTTCCGGCTCCTGCGTTGTGCCAAGAACCTCATCGGTCACAACATCATCAACTACGACCTCCCGGTCATCGAGAGGCTGCACTCGATGATCTTCCCTGCTGCCGAGGTCTACGACACTCTGCTGCTGGCTCGTCTGTGCTGGCCTGACGTTCAGCAAGATGACTGGTCACGGGTCAACGACGGCTTCCCCAAGGAACTGGTTGGGCGACACAGCCTCAAGGCGTGGGGCTACCGACTTGGCATCAGAAAGGATGACTGGGGCGAGACCACGGACTGGGCTGAATACTCGGAGGAGATGGCGGCTTACTGCCTCCGTGACACCGAGGTCACTGCGGCCCTGTGGCGAGCGATCCGGGGCGAGAAGCCGACCAAGACTGCGGTCGGCATCGAGCATGGCTTCGCGAAGGTGATCCGCAAGATGGAAGAGGCTGGCTTCGGGTTCGACCGCAAGGCGGCTGAAGAACTGGCTCAGACTCTCACGGTGAGGAGAGAGGAACTGCGATCCGAACTGGTCGCTGCCTTCCCTCCGACTATCGTCGAGATGAAGACCAAGACCAAGGAGATCCCATTCAACCCTGCGTCCCGCATGGACATCGCAAGGGGGCTGAAGAAGCTCCACGGCTGGGAGCCTAGGGACTTCACGCCTGACGGCAGAGCCAAGATCGACGAGTCGGTGCTGTCTTCTATGGACTACACCGAGGCCAAGCTCCTGCTGGAGTACCTGATGGTCTCCAAGCGGCTCGGCCAACTAGCCGAGGGTAAGGAGGCATGGCTCGGCCTTGAGAAGAACGGTCGCATCCACGGGCGAGTCAACACCAACGGAGCCGTGACTGGTCGTTGCACTCACTCCAAGCCGAACATGGCTCAGGTGCCGGGCGGCAGGAGTCCCTACGGCAAGGAGTGTCGTTCACTCTTCATCCCGAAGCCGGGTTGGGTCTTGGTCGGAGCAGACGCCAGCGGTCTCGAACTCCGCTGCCTCGCCCACTACATGGCTCCATACGACGGCGGTGCGTACGCCAAGGAGATCCTTGAGGGCGACATCCACACGGCGAACCAGAACGCTGCTGGGCTGGACACCAGAGACCAAGCCAAACTGTTCATCTATGCGTTCTTGTACGGAGCCGGTGACGAGAAGATCGGCACCATCATCGGGGGCGGGAGCAAGGAAGGGAAGCGGCTCAAGAAGCAGTTTCTTGAGCGAACCCCGGCTCTGAAGATCCTGCGGGAGAAGGTTCAGAAGGCCGCGAAGGAGCGAGGGTTCCTCGTCGGCCTTGACGGTCGCAAGCTGCCTGTCCGGTCTGCTCACTCCGCCCTCAACACGCTACTTCAGTCTGCTGGTGCGGTCATTATGAAGCAGGCCACTATCATCCTCTATTGGGAACTCGAAAGTGCAAACATCGCTTGGGGAAGGGACTGGCGACTGGTCGCCCATGTCCATGACGAAGTGCAGATTGAGTGCGATGGGGGAGTGGCGTCAGAGGTTGGAAGCATGGCGATCGCATCTATCCGAGAAGCAGGAGCAGAACTCGGATTCAAGTGCCGACTCGACGGAGAGTGGCGAAGCGGACGCTCATGGGCCGAGACGCATTGACTATGAGCGGTGGCTCGCCTACGTCGCTGGCTACATCGACGGCGAGGGTTGTGTCCGGTTCAGCAGCACCCCCATCGTCGAGGTTCAGAACACCTACCCGGACACCTTGGTGGAACTGCGAAGAACCTTCGGCGGTCACATCAGGCGGCGACTGTCTCGCAAGGAACATGCGCGTACAACATTCACTTGGACCGTGCATGGTCACAACGCAAGGCACTGCCTCGTATCCGTCAAACCATTCCTCATCGAGAAGCGGAGGCAGGCGGAACTGGTGTTGATGGTGGGTCAGTTCCCACCAAGGTCGGAGCAGCGGCAGTCGTTGCTCGATGAGTTGAGACAACTGAAGAGGATCGATCATGGACCTGTCACTCGCGGATACTCAGGAACTGCTGGGTGAGATTATGAAGCGCTTTGACGCCGCTCTGTTCACCGGCTACCGGGACATGAGCGACAAGCAGTACCACATTGCCACGCTGACCAAGGGCAACACGTTGGAGGTCATCGGCCTCTCTCGCTACACGATGGAGCATGTCGAATCGTCCCTGTGGGATGAGGAGGACGAGTGATCGCATTGATTGATGGGGACATCCTCGTCTACACCGTCGCCTACCAAGTCGAGCAACCGATCGACTGGGGAGACGATATGTGGACTCTGCACGCAGACTTGAGAGAGGCCAAGCAGCGACTGGATCTGGAACTGATCGAGTTCAAGGCGTTGCTTCGGGCGAGATCGGTACGGGTGGCGTTGAGCGACTCGACCGAAAGGAACTTCAGGAAGAAGCTCTGGCCCGAGTACAAGTCGAACCGGACGCAGCGGAAGCCTGTGGTCTACGCTGCCCTTCGCCAGTATGTGAAAGAGGTCTGGAAGGCAGTCATCAAGCCGGGCATCGAGGCTGATGATCTGCTCGGCATTTGGTCAACGGAGCAGCCGGGTAAGACGGTGATCGTCTCCGCCGACAAGGATCTGCGAACGGTCCCCGGCCTGATCTACAGCCCCTCGAAGCACGACCTTGGAATCCTAGAGATCACCAAGGAGGAGGCCGATCGCAACCACCTGATCCAGACTCTCACGGGTGATCGCACTGACGGCTACCCCGGCTGTCCCGGCATCGGTGAGAAGCGAGCCGAGGCGATCGCTGATGGCGGCTGGCCTGCTGTGGTCGAAGCCTACGAGAAGGCAGGGTTCGGTGAGGACTACGCACTGACGCAGGCGAGGTGTGCGTACATCTTGCGGCATGGCGACTACAAGCGAAACAAGGCGAGGCTATGGACGCCAAGCGTCAACTCTTGACACGGATCATCAAGGCTCACCGTGAGGGTGGGATGGCGTTGTGGGATTGTCTCGATTGGGCATTCGAGTACGGCAGGAGCATCGAACGTGAACAGGCAGCAGTATCTGGACTTCCACAAGGCACTCTGCGAGGAAGCAAGGAATCTCTCGGAGAGGAAGAACCATGACTACGCAGGACGAGGAGGTGAGCAGCCGTTTGCAAACTTCCAACGCTGCGAAGCACTTGGCATCTGCTCGACCGAGCGAGGCTTCCTTGTTCGCATGACCGACAAGATGTCGAGGCTTGCGTCGTTCGCAGAGGCAGGAAAGTTTCAAGTCGCTGATGAGAAGGTGCGGGACACATGCATCGATCTCATCAACTACACCGCGTTGCTTTTAGCTTATATCGACAGCAAGAACACTGTCACTGCGACGGTGACTGTCGAAGATCCATACGAATACACGGGCGAGTAAAAGACCTTTGGACAACTTTCCGCATGTCACCAAGGTGTTGGTCGATCGTCTCGATCAATTATTCCCTGACAAGTGTCCACGCTTGGATGATCCTGAGCGTCGTGTCTGGTTCGCGGCTGGTCAAGCATCGGTCGTGACGTTCCTCAAGACGATCCTCAAGGAACAGCAGGAGCAAAAGTAATATGTGTCTAGCGAAGCCGAAGGCTCCACCGCCTCCGCCACCTCCTGCGCCTCCGCCGATCAAGATGACTGAACGCATCCGACCGTCGATGGCTCGACGCAAGTCTCGCAACGCTGCGACGGAATCGACTTCGGCTCTGACCATTCCGCTAACCGGCACCAAGGCTGATGTCGGACCCGGAATGCCCTACTGATGCAGACCGCTCAATCACTCTACAGCAAGCTGGAGAGCGACCGTTGGACATTCTTATCCCGCGCTAGGGAGTGTGCGAAGGTCACGCTGCCGTTCCTGATCCCTCCGCTGGGGCATGGTCCGGTCAACGCTCTCCCGACTCCCTATCAGGGCATCGGTGCGAGAGGCGTGAACAACCTCGCCTCCAAGCTGATCCTTGGCCTGCTCCCTCCGAACGCTCCTTTCTTCCGCCTGCTCATCGAAGACTCCTCGCTCATGCAGGCGGGCATGGAGCAGATGCGGACGGAGATCGATCTGGCTCTAGCCAACGCCGAGCGATCGCTCATGGCGGAACTGGACAGCAGCACGCTGCGTCAGGTCTCCTTTGAGGCGTTCCGTCACCTGATCGCGAGCGGCAACGGACTCCT